GACCGAAGAAACCCACATAACACTTTCGTGTTAGTGCCACCTCCAGACTATAACGTAGTCATCGGATTTGGTAACGGGGGGTTCATCCTCGTGCTATACGGCTCGACGCCTGGTGGCAAACCAGGTGGAAAGGTATGGATAGTCTTGACTGGCTTTGTATCGCCAGGCAGGTCGAGTCCACACCTCCGCCGCAACGCCGGATGGCCTCTTATCATCGAAGGTATTACCCTGGGAATGAATCGAGAACCACCTATTCAGCCCGTCCCAGCCGTCTAGGCTGGAGACTTTCTGCCGTACCGAGGTCGCGCGAACGCAAACCTCCAAACGCTGTAGGGCCCGATTCCACCGCTGGCCGCGGACGGGATCGGACAACTCTACAATCGTCCTCGCCGTAGAAGGGAAGAACCGCCCATCTAAGTGTTGGGCAATCTGTTCTATCTTCGAGGCATCTACAGTGTGCAAAGGATCGCGGATGTATGCCGGCGTAATGTCGGTATTACTTAGCATCTCGCGACCGCAACTTTCGCGGTAGTACAACGTGCAACAGGATTTCTGACGGTTAACGACCAAGCCGGCTCTCGCCAGCAGATCAATAACAATGTCATACATCCAGACGGGAACGATGATATCGTCCCCATACACGTGGAACCACGTCGGAAGCTGCCTATGCTGTTCCTTCGAAACGCGCGAAGCGTAGCGGAGGATTCCCAAGATGACCGTAGTCATCACGGAGAAGCACACCCCTGAGCCCATCGGTGCGAAGGTTTCGAGAGAAACCTCCTCACCGTCCGGGAAAAGGGAGAATGAGGACCTAACCTTGGCCAGGACTGGCCACAGTTGAGGTAATACAGCTTGTACCAAGCCTATTGAAACATGGTCTGACGCATCTGATAAATCGATGCTGCAGGCACCATTCCAATATAAGGCTTGGTTGTGTCGTTCCTGATCATCAAGCGAGACATGCTGCGGAAAGTGGTGATGTAATTCCTTCACGAGGAAGTCATTAACCGCCAACTGCGCAAACATATACATGCTTGGCTCACTAGAAACGATACGGTTACACTTAATAGATTTCGGAACCTCCGCAATTTTCGTTACCCCATAGCCGAAGCTACGGAATGACTTATCATCGCGGGAGTTGACGCGAAATAGAGATGCAGGCACGTCCGGGATTCCTCCCTTTCGAGCCCATTTCTCATACGCGTTAAAACCTTCATAAGTTGCGCCGGGGCCAAAGCGACCGGGTAGGACATTGAGGTCAGGAACGGCGATGCACGCGAGTGCATCCCTTATGCCGTCGATCTCGAATGTGTCCAACCTAACCGGAAGGGATTGATGAAGACGTTGTTTGACTTCATCCATGTTCGTTTCCTTGCGAGGGGTACCATGCCATTTATAGACAAGCTTCGCGATCTGGTGGATTGCTCCAACCTGATCGGGCGGCAAATCGAAAATGGTATAGGTCCCGAACGCGTTACGAGAAGTAAGTTCCTTAAGGAACTGGGGCGGCTCAAAGGTCGCTCCGGTGCACAGTAGCACCTGCCAATCGTTAACGTGTTCCAAGTATTCCTCATTAGCAGGGTCAAACCAGTTAAGGATGGCGCCAGCCACGGGATTCGAAAATCCATGCCAGGATACAAGATCCTGACGCAGCGAATTTCGAAGCATGCCGAATGAACGGCATTCATCGATCGAGTTAATCATTGAAGATCTCCTCGGAGAATTTTCTCAATGATCCGCACGCGAAATACAGCCGCTACACTGGTTGTGCAGCAGGAAATAAGTCGCGCAGCCTTCCGAGTAAGGACTTACGGAATGAGCGCTTCCGCCCACTTCGCAGGGAAACCTGAAGTGTCGGTCTGTCCACTGACAGTAGCGTGAACACCGCCGAGATAATCGGCCATCTGCTTCAAAAGCGAGACGGAGTGTTCTTTCGTCCATTGAGCAACACGGGGCATCGACAGAGTCAATGTCACGGAGCCAGTGTGCGGAAGATTATCGGTGTCAAGCACGGTCTGTTTGATAGAAACGGCAACGCGATCGTTACCGGCAATGCCGGGAGCTTTCACGTCAAGTTTCACATCAATGATGCGCGGCGCGGCCAAAGAATCGGTCGCGTTGGTGCCAACATACTGGACAGAAGTGCCATCGCAAGCACGATGAGTGTAAGTGATGACTGTCGCCGTATTAGAGGCGACGCCTGTAAGGGCAAGGTTCTGAGTAGCCATAACGGCATCTCCTAATTAAAGGTGAATAGACAAGGCCTGGCAATATTAGACGCCAGACAAGGTCCATACGATTTTATTGTGCCGAATTACAATCTATTTCAGGACTTTCATCTGAAGGATGAGTTCTGCGATAGTTCGAGCACGAACAGTGGATAAATCAAGACGGAAGAACCCCGAGGGGTCCTCCGGAGCAGTATCCAATGAAGAACAAGGGAAGCGAAGGAAGCGTCCACGTTCTGTACGAGCGACTCCAGGCTGGACTAAGGTATTTCTACCCCAGTACCCGCCGG